TTCTTGCAAAAGGTTTTAAGAAAGATAAAAAAGAAGATAGACCTCTTCCGAAAAATGATTTAGAAGAAGAGGAAACAAACATAATAGAGGAGTAAAATTATGGCAACTCAAGTAGGTACAAGTGGGGTTGTAAAATCAGGTTCTAATGCGATTGGAGAAATCACAGCATTTACTCTCAATCAAACTATGGACACAGTAGAAGATACAGCTTTAACAGACTCAAACAAATCCTATAAAGTGTTAAGAGGAGACGCAACTGCAACTGTAGAATGTCATTTTGATAATGACGATACTGCTCAAGAACTTCTTGTAGTAGGTAACACAGCAACTTTAGAATTATACCCTGAGGGTGCTGATAGTTCTGATGAGTATTTTACAGGAACAGCTATTGTAACAGGTAATGATGTTTCAGTATCAATGGACGGAATTACTAGCAGAACTTTCTCTTTCCAATTTACAGGTGGAGTAGCAACAGCAACAGTATAATAATTTGTGGTAGAAAAAATAGATTTTTTTGAGGGAGTCAAATCTCATTTTGAGTCTCTTGAAGTTAAAATAATTGAAGTTCCTGAATGGGGTCTTGAGGGCGATAAAGCAATTTATGTCAGCCCTTTTACCATGAATGAAAAAGCAAAATTATTCAAAGGTTCTAATGACTCAGACCTTAGTGTTTTGGTTGATGTTATAATACAAAAAGCTGAAACTAAAAGTGGCGAAAAGATGTTTGATTTATCTCATAAGCCAAAATTCAAAATGAAAGCTGATACTGATGTTATTTCTAGAGTAGCAACTGCGATTATTACGCAAGATAGTATTTCTGACTTTAAAAAAAAATAAATTCTGATCCTGAATTACATAACATTTTAGCTTTGGCAGAGAAGCTACATATGTCAGTAAGAGACATATTGCAAATGCCTGTTACAGAGTTTAATATGTGGATTGCTTATTTTCAGTTACAACAGGAAAAAGCTGAACAAGAACAACGAATGAATAGAAGATAATGGCTACAAAAAAAGTTAATATTGATATTATTGCTAAGGATAAGTCCAAAAGAGCATTAAACAATGTTAAGGGTAGTTTAGATAGAGTTAGATCAGCAGTATTTAATGTTCGTAATGCCTTAGCTGGTCTTGGTGCTGGTTTAGTAATAAGAAATTTAGTTAATACTGGAAAAGAGATTGAGGGTCTTAAAGTAAGACTTAAATTTTTATTTGGAAGTGTAGAAGAGGGTGCAAAAGCCTTTGATAAAATGGCTGAATTTGCATCTAGAGTTCCTTTTAGTTTACAAGAAATTCAAGCTGGTTCAGGTAATTTAGCTGTTGTTGCTGATGATGCTGATGAACTTGCTCATCTTATGGAAATAGCTGGTAATGTTGCGGCCGCTACAGGATTAGATTTTCAAACAACTGCAGAACAAATACAAAGATCATTTAGTGCTGGTATAGGTGCGGCTGATTTATTTAGAGATAGAGGTGTTAGAGCCATGCTTGGTTTCCAAGCTGGTGCAACTGTATCAATAGAAGAAACAAAAGAAGCATTTAATAAAGTATTTGGTGCTGGTGGAGAATTTGGTGGAACTACTGATGCTTTAGCACAAACACTTGAGGGAACTCTCTCAATGATTGGCGATAAAATATTTAATTTTAAAAAAGAATTACTTGATGCTGGTTTTTTTGCAGAATTAAAAAGACAGTTTGGAGATTTAGATAAATTTTTACAAGACAATGCTGAAAGTTTAGATGAATTAGCAAGAAATATTGGAACTGGTTTAGCAAAAGCAGTTGTTGCTCTATCAGACGGAGTTAAAATACTTGCAAATAATTTTGATCAGTTGAAAGCATTTGTTGGTGGTTTTATAGCTTTTAAATTAGCAAGTGTCATTATTACAATTACTAAAGCAGTAAGAAATTTAAGATTACAAACTATTGGATTAGTAGCATTAACAGGGCCAAGAGGATTAGCATTAATTGCTGGAGCATTTGTTACTATGAAAATTGCAGCAAATGATTTTATAGCCGAAGTAAAAAAAGCTGAATTTGCTTTAAAAGATTTAACAATGCAAGGTATTGTATCTCAAATAAGTGCTTTATCAGAACAAATTTCAATTCTTGAAGAGAGGAATATAGCTTTAAACAATAGTATTGAAGATGTTGCTAATGGTGGAGAAAAAATGTCAGGAAATTATGATTTCCTAAATGATATTTTAGATATGACACCAGAAAAATTAACAATGATTAAGACAGAAATGGAACAAAACAAAAGAATTATTTCTGAACTTAATGCTAAACTTGTTGAGTTAAATAAGTTGTTAGATATGGGCGGCAATCAATCAAAAAAAATTATAGATTTACCACACGCATTATTAGAACATGAAGCAACACCTGAAGAAGTTAATGAAAGAACAAAAAAAGAAAAAGAAAAAGCTCAAAAGATTAAAGATATTTTAGAACAGAATAAAATTGATAGCATAAAAATATTTCACGAAATGGAAGCAGAAAAAGAAAGAATAAATATAGTAGCAAAAATTGCACAAATAAAAAGAGAACAAGAAGAAATAGAAGCAGAGAAAGAAAAAGCTGATAAAGTACAAAAGATTCTTCTTCAAAATAAATTAGATGGAATGATTATACATCAAGAGATGCTAGAAGAAAAACTTAGATTAAATAATATTGAAGTAGAAGCTGAACAAGAAAAACAAAAAAAATTAATTGCTTTACAAAAAGAGGGCAAAGAAACCATGTTAAGTAATACAAGAGACTCTTTAAGAGCATTGAGTGGCTTAAATAGATCAGGTTTTGAAGCATTTAAAAGATTTCAAATTGCTGAGGCTACAATTAATGCGATAAGTGGTGCGGCTAAAGCATTTCAAACTTTTGCTCATAATCCTTTTATGGCTACACTTGTTGCGGCTAGTCATTTAGCAAAAGGTATGACTATGGTTGCAAAAATAAAAGCTACTAATTTTAGAGAAAAAGGTGGCCCTGTATCGCAAGGTAAACCATTTATTGTTGGAGAAAAAGGCCCTGAGCTTTTTGTTCCAAATCAATCAGGTAACATTGTTGCTAATAATAAAATGGGTGGTAGTCCTGTTGCTGTTACCTTTAATATTAATACAGTTGATGCTAGAGGATTTAACGAATTATTAACTAATAGTAGAGGGACTATTGTTAGTTTGATAAATAGTGCTGTTAATGAAACAGGGAGACAAGCAGTAGTATGAGTGGTGCATTACCTGATGTTGATTTTCAAGCTGTTAACTTTCAAAGTGAACAAAGAACTTTGCGTAGTACAACTGATAGTGGTAAAACTTTTCGTAGGCAAATTGATGGTCAAAGATGGACTTTTACTCTTAGCTATCCATTGAAAACAAGAACTGAGTTTGCACCTATTCAGGCTTTCATAATTAAACAACGATCAGGAAAAGAAAATTTTACTATTACTTTTCCAAGTTATTTTAATGCTCAAGGTTCAGAAACAGGAACAGTAAGAGTCAATGGTTCACATACTGCTGGAGATACAACAATAACAGTTGATGGTCATGCGGCTGATACTGCTGGTTCTTTCAAAGCTGGGGACTTAATTAAATTTAATCACAGCAAAGTTTATATGATTGTTGAAGATGTAACACCAAGTTCTAACGCATCAACACTAACTATAGAACCACCTCTTAGAGATGCTTTAGCTGATGATGAACAAGTTAATTATGATAATATAACTTTTACAGTTCATCTAAATTCTGATGTTCAAGAGTTTCCAACGAACACAATAGATAAAGATAATAATATTTTAATTAATTATGAGTTTGATGTTATTGAGAGTTTGTAATGGCAAGAGGATTATCAAGTTCTGTAAAAACTGAATTAGCTACAGGTAATATAGCACCTGTTCATTTGATTGATCTTAATTTTTCTACACCACAATATTTAACTGATTGCAGTTTTAATTTAACATCAAGTATATCAGGAACTTCAAGAACTTATATTGCATCAGGTCATATTCTTAACATTGGTAATGCTCAAGAGGGTTCAAAGCCTATAAAAAATTCATTCAATCTTACACTATCAGGTGTTGATCAAAGTTTTATTTCTATTGCCTTGAATGAAAATATTATTAATGCAACAGTTCAATTATATAGAGCATTTTTAAATAGTAGTAATGCAATTATATCAGACCCATTTTTATTGTTTGATGGTTTCATAGATCAATATTCAATAGAAGATGATACAAATACCGCAAATATAGGATTAAGTATTACATCACATTGGGGTAATTTTGAAAAAGTATCAGGTAGAAGAACAAGCGATACATCTCAACAAAGATTTTTTAGTGGAGATAAAGGTTTTGAATTTAGTGCATTAACTGTTCAAGATATAAGATGGGGTAGAGAATAATGGGTTTTTTTTCTAGTATTGTAAACGCAATTACAAGCACAGCAATAGGTAAACTTGTTGCTAAAGTAGTCCCTTTTTTAAGTCCAATACTTTCATTTGTATCTATTGTTTCTACTGCATTAACTTGGTTAAGAAAACCTGATGAACCTGAATTTAACATTGATAGTACAGCAGAAAATATAGCAAGAGGAATACTATTAAATAAAACAGCTGCAAATGGACAAATTCCTGTAATTTACGGAACTAGAAAAGTAGGGGGAACTTTAGCTTTCTTAGAAACTTCAGGTACAGATAATCAATATTTATATATGGCTCTTATCTTGGGAGAGGGAGAGATAGATGATATTACAAAAATATTTGTTAATGATAATGAAGTTACCTTTGATGGAGACCTTGCAGATAATGTTCAAAGAGATGTAGCTAGTTCAGATAGTAATTATTTTAGAGACTCAGCAAGTCTTATAAAAATAGAACCTCATTTTGGTTCAGACTCACAAACAGCTTCAAGTTTATTAGATACACTTACATCATGGACTTCAAATCATAGATTAAGAGGAGTTGCTTATTTAGCAGTCAGATTTGAATGGAACGGAGACGCATTTGGTTCTATTCCTACAGTAAACGCATTGGTCAAAGGTAAAAAAGTTTATAATCCAAATCTTGATGGAACAAAAACAGGTGGTTCAGGTTCACATAGAGAAGATACAAGTTCTACTTGGGAATATTCAGACAATCCAATTTATCAACTATTAGATTATTTAAGAAACGATAGATATGGAATGGGAATTGCTAACGAATACTTTGACAGTAACTATGCAGATTTTCAAACTGCTGGGGACATTTGTGATACAAACATAACACCTTTTTCTGGTGCATCTCAAATAGATTTGATTGATAGTCATGCAGTAATAGACACTTCACAAAAAGTTATAGACAATGTTAATAAATTTTTAACAGGCTCAAGAGCATTTTTAAATTATCATGCTGGTAAATATCAAGTTACAGTAGAAAGTTCAGGAAGTGCATCAATAACTCTTACTGAAGATAATATTATTGGTGGGATAGGAGTTTCAAGTAAAAATAAAAATGAAAGATATAACAGAGTTATAGTTACTTTTATAAATCCTGATAAGAATTATCAAGTAGATGAGGCACAGTTTCCACCTGTAGATGAAACAGGTTTAGCTTCAGCAGATCAACACGCAACAATGAAAACTGCAGATGGTGGTATTTTATTAGAGGGTAGATTTGATATGCCAAGTATTGCAAATCCTTATCAAGCTCAAGAAATGGCTGAGATAATATTAAGAAGATCAAGGTCAAGTTTAGATGTTTCACTTACTGCTGATGCAAATGCTATGGAGTTAGTGGTTGGGGATATTGTTAATATAACTCATGCTACACCATCTTTTAGTGCAAAACCTTTTAGAGTTTTATCAACAACAATTAATCCTGATTGTTCAGTTGCTTTACAACTTACAGAACATCAAGACTCATACTATACTTTTGGAACGCAACAAGAAGTGGCAACTATACCTGATACAACACTTCCAAATCCTTTTAGTGTTCAGCCACCAGCTAGTGTAACATTAACTGATGAACTAATAGAATATGCTGATGGTATTGTTATCACTAGATTAATTATAACAGTTGGTGCTTCCCCTGATAACTTTGTTGATAACTATGAAGTACAAATAAAACAAACAAAAGATCAAAATGGAAACACAGTTACAGACTCATTTAGAGAGATAGCAGTTGGTAAGATATTAGAATATCAACATCTTAACGTCATAGATGCAGCTGAGTATCAAGTAAGAGTAAGAGCTGTAAACACTATAGGTTCTAAATCAACTTTTGTATCTACAACTAGAGTTATTGTTGGTGGAGTTGAAGCACCTAGTAATGTTGAAGATTTTGCTGTTGAAATGCACGGCCAAGACCACATGAAATTAACTTGGACACCACCAAGTCAAGAAAGCGATTTAGATATTTCTTTTTATGAGATTAGATACCAAAATACTTTATCAGGTGCGAATTGGCTTAACTCTTCTAATTTAGTTAGATGTCCAAGAAGAAAATGCGATAGTGCTATAGTTCCAGCTAGAACAGGTAGTTATTTAATAAAAGCAGTTGATAAGAATAGTAACACTTCAGCAGAGGCTAGTATTGTATCAACAAACATATCAGGTATTCAGGCTTATCAACTTGTATCAAGTTTTACTGAGACACCAGATATAGTAGATGCGGCAGATCAAATGGACGCAACTTTTCCTCTAGCTGTTAAAATTGACGATAGTGGAGATGTTGTTTTAACTTTAGATACCCAAACAAATTTTGATGATACAACAGGAAACTTTGATAGTCCATCAGGGGACTTTGATTTGGGTGGAACTGATACAACATCAAATCCAACATTTTTTAATACTAATAGAGATGCAAAAGGTTTTTATAATTTTGGTAATTCATTATCACTTGCACAGATTTATGATGGGAATATTGAGCCTACAATAACTTTAGATGCTGAAAATCCTTATGATAAGTTTGATAGTGGAAGAGGTGCGTTGTTTTTTGATGAAGCTAAAGCACCTTTTGATGGCACAGAACAAATTCACGCATTTCATAGAGTACAAATAGCTACTTCAACTACTTCTCTTGCTGGGTGTACTAATTTTGTTGACATAACTCAATCAGCTACATTTAAATTTAAATT